TGCGCCCGCTTCTCGGCCACCACCTTTGCCGCACGTTTGCCACCGTGGTCGGATGCCTTGATGGATGCCGAATCCCAGCGGCGAACGCTGGCCGCATCTTTCCAGGGGACCCGGACGTACCAGCTGCCATCGCGGCTGTCGACCCTGCTTGGCCTCCATGTCAAAGATCCCGCCATGAGACCAATCTAGGCCGTTCCGCGACAAACCGCGCGCAATCACGCGACCAACGGCCGTAAGGCTCATCACGCGAAAGAGCCGTGACCCCAGTCACCCGTAGGTGAAAGCGGTCACGGCTCTACGTGTGGGCCGTACAGGATTCGAACCTGTCAGGGTAAGGTGTCGCTGCGTGCCGCTGCGTCATTCTGCGTGCATTTGGAGGGTCCGGGTGACGCAGAATGACGCAACGAGCAGCGAAATCGCGACCAAAGCGCGACCAGCAGCCCCACCCGGTGAGGGGTGGGGCGAGGGTATCGGTCGGTTGGGGGCGCTGGGTTGGTCAGTCCAGGGCGGCCCGCACTGCCTGTTTCGAGTCGGGGTCATCGCCGTGCAGGTCGACGGCGATCGGTAGCGATGCGCGGCACTCGCCCACGTCGCTGTCGAGCGGTTGGTAGTTGCGGCAGTCGGCGCAAGCCTTCACGCCGACGTGCCCCGCCAGTTCTGTGCGAGGGAGGCCAGGAGCGTCACGAGCGGGGCGACGGCGATCCCTTGCGCCTCGGTCACCACACCGAAGGCGACGAGCACACCAGCGACGATACCGCCGATCGTGGCCTGCCCTGCGGTTCGGATCACGCGGTCCGTCGGGTTCGTCGGGTCGGTCATGGGTGGCCTCCAGCGGTCAGAATGTCGAGGTCGTGGCGGAGTTGAGCGCACTCGATCTGGAGTGTCGCCAAATCGGACCGGCAGGCTGCGTGCTCCTCGGTCGCCCGACGGAAAGCCTGTTGCATCGTCACCAGCTGAGCGTCGAGGTCGTTCAGATGGGTGCGGTAGTGGTCGCTGAGGTCGCCGTATCCGTCGTACAACGCCGCCTGTGCGGCGTTCTGCGCTGTCGATGCATCCAGGGAGGCACGGAGTGCGTTGCTGGCCGTCTGCGCGTGGCTGGCGATGAAGGCAGCGACCCCGACACCGGCCGCCGAGATGAGGGCCACGAGGACCGACGCCCACTCACTCATCGGACAGCCCACCGATCCGAGTCCACGGCATCCCGACCACGAGCAGATCGATCGCGGCGAACGTGAACCAGGTGACCACCGCAGGCGACGATGCGGTACCCAGCAGCACACCCAGCCCGAACAGAAGCTCAAGGCCGAACGATGTCACCAGGACGCCACGGATGCCGCGCTCTTCGGGGAAGAGGACACCGCCGACGGCGACGAGGCCGAGCGCCAGCCAGAGGACAGCGAACGTGCGGAGCGGTGCGAGCTGCTCGATGACGTCGAACGCCGGTGACCGCCAGATGCGCGGGGCTGACGCCCAGTAGGTGACGCCCATGCCGAGCGACCGGGCGGCGACGATCGCCAGGTACACACGCAGGCGCCAGCCGAGACGCCCCGCCGGGTGCGGGGCAATCATCACTTGCCCGACTTGACCCGGTCGACCGTGAGATCGGACATGGCCTTCGTCCACTTGGCGACCTTGTTGAGGCTGGTGGCGAAGTTATCGGCGATAACGGCCGTCAGAAACTCGATGATGCGGTTGCCTTGGGTGTCGAGCATGGCCTGGATCTTGCGTTCGTCTTCGGGGGTCACGATGAGCCTCTCAGTGTTGGTGGTGGTTTGCGATTGGATACCGCGGGCGAGTTCAGCGGGTGACGCCACAACCTCGAAGTGCATGGCGTCCTTGTTGTTGGAGTACCGGCCACCCCAGCGCCACACCTGCACGCCGCCCGCGGTGCGGATGCCCTCGATGTCCTCGATCATGCCGATGGGCATGTCGGTGATGAGGTGGTGACCGTACGGGTTGGTCGACCAGTTGAGGTCGACTGCGATGCCGTAGGCGTGCAGGCTGTAGTTGGTGCCGCCGGTGATCTGTCGGCAGTTGTAGGCGCCGGTGTCGGCCCGGCGGGTGCGGTAGTCCCAGTCGATCAGCACGGCGTTGAGAGCCTTCACGGCGTCCACGATGAGCACGTCGACGGTGACGACGCCTTCCCCGTAGAGGTTCAGGCGGGCGAACGGTGCGGTGCAGGCGGGCGCCCACAGGATGCGAAGCTCGGCGGTGGACCTCATGTGCCGAACTCGTCGCCGGGATCGTTGGTCCCATGGTCGGGGTTGGTGTCGATGGCGGCGGCCACGATGTCGATCACCTCGACGTCGGGGTCGTCGGCCAGTTGTGCGGCCGCTCGAGCGCGCGGGTCGTCCACGGGTTCCATGGGGTCCTCCGTTCATTTCCGGGGCCGTCAGGTCACGCCATGGCGACGAGCGGGGTCCCGGTCTGGTGGTTGGTGCGGGCCCCTGATGACGACCCGCAGACGGACGCTTAGGGGGTCACTGGCAGATCGGTGACCCTGCGGCCACATAGGCGAGCGCCCCATGGCCTTCAGGCGAGAGGTGAATCGAATCGACGCGCTCGGACGGGTCCAAGGTCGACCCCAAAGCACTGCGCAAGTCCACGGCGTTCGGCGTGGCGAGGATGGCTGCATTCCAGTCAGCGACTCGCTGACGCTTCGCCGTGGGCTGCGTGTCGGCTAGCGGTGGGATGGTGACCCAGCGGACCGACGCGGCCCCGGCGCTAACCATCTGCCCGGCCAACGTGTTGAGCTGGGCGACGGTTGGGATCGGCTGATTGGTGTGCACGGCGTCATTGGTCCCCAGCATCACGGCCACATGGGCGCCGGGGCGGTCGGCCAGAATCGTCTCGTAATGGTTAGAGAGGCTGATACCCCCAGCGTAGGTGGATGACCCCCAGAAGACGCCGACTCCGCCCCAGGCCCACACGTCGGGTGTGCAGTTCGGGCCGAGCATGGTCACCCACGAGTTGCCGACCGTGTTACTGTCGCCGATCACCAGCGTTGCCGGTGGTGACGGCTCGCATGCGGTCAGCATGACGAGCGCGGCGAGTGCAAGGGTGAGCCGTTTCATGGAAGTCCTCCAGGTGGGGGGTTAGATGCGGGCGGTGCCAGAGATGGCGTCAGCGAGCGTCGACCGGCCGACGGTCTGGGCGATCTCCACCGCCCCTTCCTCTTCGTCGATATAGGGCGATAGGTCAATAACCCGCCAGCCCTCATCGGTTCCGGCGTGGGCGAGATAGCAGCCCATCCCCTCACGCCAAGGGAGTTTGCGGGCAATCACCCGCGCACCGAGCTTGGGGGCGGCACCGTGGGCGCCAACCTGGGCCTCAGTGTCGGTGTCGAAGATCCCCGCCTTGGCATCCATAAGCCCGACCGGCGCACCGAGCGGGAGACGTCCGATATCGGTAGGGTCGTCGATGTCGAGTGACCACGACTCGATCGGTTGGCCCTCGATGGAGAGCACCTGTTCAGCGACGGCATCCATGCGAGTTGCGTTGGGCCATTTGTTGGTTGACTGGAATCGCTTGTGGCGGCGGAGGTACCCGAGCCCGTTGACGTGTTGGACGTCGAGTGCAGCGGTTGCACGGCCGACGATCGCAGGGATGTCGTTGTCCTTCGCCTCGACGTGAACCCAGCTGTCAGAGATCAGCCCTTCGCCGTTGCCGTCCTGCTTGACCTTCCCTCGGATGATCCGACACGAGCCAACGGCGGAGCCCACGAGCCAAGTCCCGTCCATCGGCGGCGCTGAGGCCATGTCGGGGGTGACTAGATGCCGGGTAAGTAGCTCGTTGCCCCAGAGGTCGCCGAGCGTGCCGATGTCGACGTGCGGCCACATGCCATCTGCGGTGGACTTGAGGATCACCCGCCAGCTGGCCCGAAATTGGTAGGCGAGCCACTTGGTGAAACTGAGCGAGTCGTGGTGCTCGCCGTCGAGGGTGACGTTCGCTGGCGCTCCGATCCCGGCCGAGATTGTGCCCCGTCGAACATTGGAGAACAATGTGGTGCCGATGTAGAGCGCCGCGCAGTCGGCGAGGGTGAGGTTCGACCCGACAAAGAGGCCGGGGATAATCCCGGCCTCGGTCTGGCCGGACGAATCGGCCATGTAGTGGGAGAGCCCTGAGAGCCCGAGTTCTAGGGTGCTGCCTGTCCGGCTCGTCTGGGTGAGTAGCGCGGTGGCAGAGGCGAGGCTGGCCACGTCCGAACGGGTCATCGCCGCCAGTGCCCAAGGTGGGATGCGGCCCGGTGTGACCATCACCCACGACGTCGCCGAATGGCCGACATGACCAATCGCCGCCACGATCCGGCCGGGGGGATCAATCAGCTCGACGGTTCCACCGCCAGCGGCCTCTATGCGTTCCTCGATCACCTGAGCACCCAAATCGTCGGTGCTGCCCACGCCCTGGTGCGGTACGTCCCCCCGCTCTCAATCCTCACGAGAGGGAGCGAGTTGATCAAGGTCGATGTCGTGCCCGACACTGAGCAGGACTGCTGGCCAACGAAGTAGAGGTCGCCCGCCTTAGCGCCGACCGTCGTGGTCGCCGGGCTGTCGAGTTGCGCCCCATTGTTGCTGGCGGCGATCGAGATTCGCGATGAGATCGACATAGACAGGGTGAGACCCGACACGCCGCGGCGAACCACCAGATCGGAGGACAGGCCGGAGAGCTGCCTGGCGTACGCCAGGTCCTGGCGCTTCTGAACCCACCGGACCCACACCATCTCCGAGTCGGCACGGACAACCTCGACGCCCGCGGCTGCGACCGGGCCCTGATACCCGCCACTGTCCGAAATGGTGACCCCGTACGTGCGATCCACGGCGCCAGCCGCGTTGATGCGCAGCGCGGCCGCGGTCGACCCTCCTGTTGGCAGCCGAAACCCGACACGGCCGTTGTGGACCCTGACGGGCACTCCAGCGGGCGGCTGGCCGTGGATCGGCCACCATGCGCCCGCCAACTGAATCTCGATCCTCGGTGACCCGGCAAGCCACTCCCCCGGCGAACACGTAAACGCTGTCCATGCCTGCACCAGTGACGAGTGCGAGACCGTCCGCACCCGCCCCTCATCCAGGTCGACCGTCTCGTCAGCGCTGACGGTAGGTCCTTGAGCGGCAACGTCACCCGGCACACCAACACGCACGTACGTTGCAGCGAACTCGACTGGTGACACCACCGGCAACATCTTGCCAACCGACGACACCTCACCCTCAACCGACCCGGTTGCGAGGCGCCGGAGGGTCATCGCCCACGGCATTCCGGGGCTGTACTCAGAGCCGACCTGCCCCAGCTCGTAGAGCCCGTCCAGCTCGGTCATGCCAAACCTGTCGTCCTCTTCGGCGTAGAGGGGGAGGATGAGCCCGGAGCGCATCGAGGCGAGTTGGGCCCTCGGCCCGAACGCGTCGGCGAGCCCGCCGGCGTCGAGCGACCCGGAGAGGGTCAGCACCTCATCCTCAAGCGACGCGCTGATACCGGCACCGTCGCCGAGGTCCAGATATCCGAGCTTCATCGGCGCACCAGCTCAGCCTTGCGGATTCCGTCGGCAAACCCTCGGGCATTCACGTTAAGCTCCACGGTGGCACCTCTCAGTTGGTAGATCGGATCGGTGCCACCACGGCCGGAGGGGCGGCCGGCGTCGTAGGCGGCGGTCTCCTTGAGGGACAGCACCCGTTCACCGGCGAGCGCCATGATGGGCACTTCCTGGCCCTTCGGGCCGAGCACTTCGCCGCCCGTGTGGTAGGTGGGGAGCTTCGGCATCGAGAAGCCCTTACCGCCGATACCCAGCACCCACGAGGGCACCGTGAACGAGAGCTTCCCGGCGGTGTTGTTCCAGAATTGGGCGATGCGGGAGAACGCCCACTTGAACGGCTCGGATATGGCGGACGCCATGTTGCCTATTCGCCGGGGAATCCCGGTAATGAGGTTTACGAGGGCGCTGACCTTGCCGTCGACCCAGTTCTTGGCCTTCGTTGCGCCACTCTTCAGCGTGTCGAACACCCGGCCGAGCGATCCGGTCACCCGGTTCTTGATCCCGACAACCGTCGAGACGATCCGGGCGACCATCGACGTCACAAAGTTGCGGGCCGTGGTCGCCGCCGAGGTCAGCGGGCGGAACACCGCACGCAACGACGACAGCACCCGGTTCTTGATCCCGACAACCGTCGAGACGATCCGGGCGACCATCGACGTCACAAAGTTGCGGGCCGCCGACCAGCCCGCCTTAAGTCCGGTGATGATCGCTCGGGCGACCGCTGCGATCGCGTTCCATCGGGTCTTGAAGTAGTTGCCGATGGCTGAGATCGCGCCGACGATGAAGCTCTTCACGGCACCGAACCCGGCCTTGATTTTGGACCAGTGCGCGGTGATGAGCCGGACCGCGATACCGATCGGGCCGGTGAGGATCGCGAGCAGGGTCTTCCAGTTGCTGGAGATGAACCCGACCACCGATTTCACCACGTTCCCGATGAACCTGAATGCGGTGTCGACGAACGCCTTGAACCATCCGACCTTGTTGTACGCGAGCACCAGGGCGGCGACGATCCCGACGATGGCGGCGATCACCAGGCCGATCGGGTTAGCCGTCAACGCAGCGTTCCACAACCATTGCGCGGCGGTGGCCACACCGGTGGCGACCTTCCCGGCGATCATGGCGACCTTCTGGCCGACGATGCTCGCGGTGGACGCGATGGCTGAGGCGGCCGACTTCCCGGCAGCTAGCGCCCACGTGCCCAGCGACTTCGCGCCGGACAGCGCCGCAGCGCCCGCCGTCTTGGCGGCGTTGCCAATCCCAACGATCGCCGACTTGGCGCCGGACGCCGCGGCCTTGCCCGCCTGAACGGCCCACTTGCCCGCCGATACGGCACCTGTGGCGAGACTTTTGCCCGCCGAGATGGCCGCCCCGCCGACACTCTTGATCGTCGAGGCCATCGCCTTGACCTTGTCGATCCCTCGGCCGATCTTCCCGGCGGCCAGGCCGAGCCCAACAACACCAACAGCGGCCGACTTGGCCGGACCCGGCAGGCCATTGAAGGCGCCCACCAGCCCCTTGAGGATTGGCAGCGCAACCTTACCGATGACCTTCACGACTCCGGTGGCCGTGCGGACCGCACCAGTCACACCGGCCATCACCGACATCGCTGTCTCTTTGATCTGCGGCCAGTTACGCATGAACGTCTCGGCGATGTTCTTGATGATCGGGGTGGCCGTCTTGCCGACCCACTCGACCGCCTGGCCGATCTTGGGGATCGCCTGTTCGCCGAACTTCTGCAAATGCGGCATCGCCTTGTCGACCAGGCCGGTCACTGCAGCGCCGACCTCTTCCTTCATGTTGTCGAACATGAGGCCGATCTTGGCGGTGGAGTCTGCCGACTTCTCAGCGGTCCCACCGAACTGGGTTTCCAGCTCCTTGAGGATGATGCCCTGGGCGCCGGTCACGTCGCCCGAGGCGATCATCGCCTTGGCCTGCTCCTTCTGCTGGGCGGTGAACTGGACGCCCGCCCTCGACAGCGAGGTCATGCCCTTCACGGGGTCGTTGAGGGCCTTGCCGAGCTGCATGCTGGCGCTCTTGGCGTCCCCGCCAAGCACGGCGGCCATGTCGAACGCCAGCCCGGTGGCCTTGTCGAACTCCTTGCCGGACACTTTCGTGAACGTCAAGAGCACCGATTGGGCCTCAACGATCTCCTGAGCGTCGACACCGATCTTCATTTCCATCTTGTCGGCCATCGCAGAGAGCTGGCCGACGGACTTCCCCGCCGCTCCCCCGGTCGTCTTGATCTGCTGCTGCATGCTGGCCAGCGTGCTGTTCATCGCCTGCGCGTCGAGAGTGCCCTGCTTGATCCAATCGAACGCTTTCACGCCGAGGCCGAGGCCGAGCAGTGGACCGGCTACCTTGCCGATCCCTTTGAGTCCGCCGGTGAACTTCTGACGGAACCCC